AGGAAAATTATCTCCAAGTATAGTCCAAGCCATTTGGGTATCAATATCTTTTATTGTTTCACCTGTAAGCTCAGAACAATACTCAAGTAAAGCAATGTACAAGTATGGCAATGTATCAGTCTCTCTTATATGAAATTCTTTAAGCTCCTGTGTCTCCACTCTCTACCTCCGCAGTTACTAGACCTCTCCAATCATCCGGCAAGTCAAGTCGTATTCCTAAGTCATCTGCGAAATCTACAACCTTTAGCAAGTGCTTTGACATTTCATTTACAGTTAACTTTGTAGTCGATTTTATCACTACTACTGGTTTGTTGTTAACTTCTTCAATCAAAGGCTCTAAAAATTGACTGCTAAAATATGTATGGAGTGCATCAGGTGAGTTGCCTGTGTCATCAGCAATGATAGAAACTATGCGCCAATAGAATGCGTTTTGTTTAACTGAACGTGATGCGGTGTTAGGTTTAATAGTTACAATAGCTTCAGGTGCATCAGAATTTTTAAACCAAGTGCGTGTCATGTTCTCTAATATATCAGCTTTAGGTTTGTCTCTCTTTAAAATTCTTTGTAGTTTATTACTCATAGTTTACAATTTTATAAGCATATTTAAAAAGCAATTCTTGTTTGATTAAATAAGCATTCTTAGATACTGTATCACCATTACCAACAAACGTTTTGTATTCTAAGTTATTTTCTATGATGCAATCTTTAACTCTTTCCCTCTCTATAAATCCATATTGATTTGGTGTAACAAAAACCCATGTGTCTGCTTTACTAGTCATCAACGCTGAAGGCTTACCATACATACCAATCTCTACTACTAAATTTCCTGTGTACTTACTCTTAAAATCTTTTTTAACTTCATACCGTTTGTGTTTCTCAGGTACGTATATATCCATTTCTTTACAGTAACCCGGAATAATAACTGCACTAGGATATTGGGTCTGTAATAATTTTAAAACATCTTGTTCTGCATTGTGTCCATCTTCTAAGTCTTCTTCAAAGGTATTCACTTCAAACCTTTTTCTTTAAGTTTTTTATCAGTCGCACGTATTGCAAATTCTACAACCTCATCCATAAATTCTTTAGAGTAATACTCATGACCTTGGTCATAGCTGGTGTGACAATTAAAGCATGAATAAAAACCTATATCTCTACCTAATTCATCAGTTGCCTTAATGCCAACTCCATCTGTATTTTTGTGCGCGAAGACTGTGGTCTCTCCCTTGCCCAAGCACCGGTCTAATTTTAGGGTGCATGCTTCATTGCGAGCTGACTTAGTAATTCTATTTTGTTTCATTAAATCCCCAATCAATGAGTTGTCCTATGACATCAGCAACTGAATATACTACTGCTGTGTCTGAACCAGCATCCTCTATTTTTTCTATCATAATTTGTTGATTAGCAGTTAATCTACCTTTAGGAGTTTTGCCATTCTTTGGACGTTTAACCTCTAAAAAAAAAGCAATGCCATTCATTAATAAACACAAATCAGGTATGCCACTCTTTACACCTTCAGCTCTGAATTTTCCTGCCTCACTTTTACTGCGCTTACCACCATTTGGAATAGCAAAATAAAATATCTTTCTAATGTCTAAATACTGACAGATAGCTTTTTGTACTTCATGCTCATCGTTTCTCACTTTTTTTCTTTTACTCTGTCCATAATCATTGTAAATTTGAGCTGGTCACACAACGCAATGATTTGGTCTTCAAGCTCTCCTTTTAGTTTCTTGTCCTCAATCTTACTTAACAATGCCATGAGATTATGGATTGTTTCAGCAACTTCTTCATTCGACATTAGCTTGTAAATTTCCAGTATTCTGACCTAGATAAGTAGCTAATCCATAGACAGCTAAATGAAATTGTGGTCTGTCAGCTTTGATTCTATGTGTTAAACCACTCAAGCTAACTCCCATCATGTCTGCACATTCTTTTTGGGTTAAGCCTAGCTTTTTAATCTCAGCAGGTATAGATTGGTAATAGATTATTCCAGTTGTATTCATATCCTCAATAATTAGTTGACTTAGAATTAATTATATCAAATAAGATACGGGATGTTTGTTGTTTTAGCTTTTTTTTTCTTGTACTTACTTCTCCTTCGGAGACTCTCCTAGGCAAAGCAGAGGGATAAATCCCTTTTTAAAGAGCTTCTTAACTTATCGGGTAATGCCTGAGCTGGGAGTTTTGAGTAAAGAAATCCCTAGAGTAGCCTAGACTAAACTAGAGATTCTCATCGGTATAAAGCCTTCGCAGTATCATCCGAGCCTAACACCATTACAGCTAGTCAGGTTAGAGTCATCGCTACCTTGTAATAGGTACTCAGCCTTCTGCACTCTACGATAGTTACCTATCATCAATCAACAGCTTCTTGGAATACATAACTGAATCTCTTTTTTAAGGTGTGAGTGAAGCATAAATCGGCTAGACATATCACCTTTCGTATCCTGAAAGTTGCCAATGAGTTATAAGATGGTATAATATCTTTAAACAGCAGGGGCAACTGCCAGTTTAGCAAGACCTCTAGAGCGTAAACTCTAGGGGTTTTGTGTCTTCTAATCTCTCGAAAACTCTAAACCAAGAACTTGAATAATACACTCCTTGTATTTTTATTGCAACTTATTTAAATTATTTATTCTGTTTAATTAAATAAAGCTTGACAGATGGTCTCAGATGTTGTATAATTACACCGTAATTGAGATGAATTACACACTTTTAACTTATAGGAGCTACAATGTCAAATTACCCAGTCAAATATTACAATTCAATTAGTGAAGAAATTGAAGAAGCTGTAATCCAAGTTAGAAAATTTGGTTCACAAAAAGATAACTCTACAATCCAAATTGTTGCATGTATTGCACCTTTGTATATGGAAGTAGGTTACACGACTGAAGACTTTAATGCTATCACACGTAATGTTGATGACAGAATGGACGTTTTATTTAACGAAAGATAAACCAACCGGGGAGGTTCGCCTCCCCACACTTTTAACAATAGGAGATTTTATGAGCGTAGAAATTAGAATAGATTCATATGACATTAGTGACATGGACGAGAGACTTGAGGATGCTTTAAATATCAAAAACTTTGGTTCTGAAGCGTTTGATGATAATGGCAACTTAGCTATAGATGACATGACACGTTTTTCAAATGGTAGTGTTTTTCAAGTTATACAAAAACAACAAATGGTTATTACAGACCAACAAGAAAAAATTGATATATTGATTAAACACATCAAACAACTCGATGCTACAGTACATGAGATTACTGATTGTCTCGATAGTGCGGCTAAAGATATTTTTAGCATTGGCATGCGAACTGGTAAGAAGAAATAATGTATACGATTACACACAATACAAAGTATGTTGACAAACATACTAGAGCTGGGGCAGATGGTAAACAAATTATCTGCCCACTATGTTTCAAATTCGCTACAGTTTATCATTTTTCATGGTCAGCAATAGCGTGTGGTGTCTGTCATGCTAACGTAGAAAAACAGGCTTGGATTATAAAATAGGAGATACAAATGACTAAAGCAGTAAATATATTAAGTGATGCACTTAACAACATGGCAACTGAAGATGAAGACAAAATGTTTGCACCATCAGTAAATAAATTTGACGATTTTAAAGTTGGCAATAAAGTTAAGCTCTACCATTATTGGATGACGGAAACTGCTTATCTTGATGAAGTGACACTAGTTAAAAAAAGGTGGGCAAAAAAAGACAGAGACATATTAGGTTTTACTACTCAATACTGGACTGTTAAATTTCCGGATGGTCACAAAGGTGACTACTGGTTAAAATCTGATACACCTGTTTAATTAAATAAAGCTTGACTATTTAATTAGATACTGATATAATGACCTCGTCATTGAGACATACTTGATGACGAGACAACTTTTTAACTAATAGGAGATACAATGGAAATAGTAAATGAATACCCAAGAGTTTATGAGCAAAGCTTATTCACTAAAAAAGAATGGATACAGAAAACTGTAGAGACACACAAAGCTATCGTTAATGAAGCTCGTGAGCCAATTGCAGTTGTTGGTAAGAATTACAATCTAGTTCAAGATGCTGACGTTATGCCTCAGTTCCACGATGTAATTATGAAGTCGAACTTAGACAAGACTGGCATGACTAAAAAAATCCACTACTCACACAATGGAGCTAAGACTAAAGTTGTTTATACTTTCCCAGCTCATGAAATGGCAGTTGATGTTGGTGACTTTGTCCAGCTTCAAATTATGGTGCTTAACTCATGTGATGGTACTTGGAAGTTCATGTCTATGCTAGGCGCTGTTAGATTAGCTTGTATGAACGGTCAGGTTGTAGTCGATGCATTGTCTTCATATAGTGCTAAACACACTAGCACTCTTGATACTGATGTTGCTATAGCTAAGATGGAGACAGCTCTTGAGGTCTACGAAGCTAACGTTAAAATTTGGCAACAGTATGCTAAGACAGGTATTACAAATGCTACAGCTACTAAAATTTTTGAACAGGTAGCTGGCAAGAGCGACAGACTTCAAGTTTTACTTGAGGAAACATTTCTTAAATACAAAGCTGAAATGGGTACTACTGTTTGGGCATTGTTTAACACTTTGACTGACTGGTCTAGTCACGCCAAATTTAAGAATGAAGCCAACAAAGTTGCTACGATATACAATCGTGAGGCTAAGGTAAGAAAAGTCCTTCCATTGCTTACTGAGATGCTCGCGGCGTAACGTAACACAATCTACCGGGGAGGTTGACAGCCTCCCTTTTTTTTAATTTATTTTTCTATTTAATTTGACAGAACATATCAATTATGATATAATGACCTTGTCATTGAGAACTTGATGGCACTTTTAACTTAAATAGGAGATACAAATGGTAAATTTAGTAGACAGACTTTTCGACAAAAGAGTTTATGTTCCTAACGAAGGCGTTAAATTAGTTAGGGTTGTTACGGTTGGTCAATGTGATGGTGAGCTTGAAGACAACATTATCTTTGAGTATGTAGACGATTCACCTTGTGGTCATGACAAACGCGGTGACACAGATTCTATGCCAATTTCAATGTTTATTAAATGCATGGAATACGAAATTAAAATTCCAGTAGTGAAGGGGTAAGCATGACAAATATTGATAAATTAAATGCAGAAAAAGATTTAATTGATTTAGAGATTCAAAAGTTTCATCAAAAATATGGTCGCAGTTTTTGGAGTTTTGAAACTATTTTTTCTAACTGGAGCAAGGCAGATGTTAAGCAATATAGAAAAATCTGCAAACGATACATAGCTTGCAACCAAGAAATAATCGACACACTATAAATTAACCGGGGAGGGCAACCTCCCCACAAACTAGGAGATATTATGTCTACAGGATTAGATACTTATTCAATTAACCTCGAAACAATTACATGGACTGCTACTAAAGCTCTTTTAGATTTAGATGATACTTTTATTGGCACACCTAATTACATGGGTATTACTTATTTTTGGGATTATGAGTACAGACATTATTTAAGAGATGCTTCACCAAGTCAAAGAATAGAGGTACATAAAAAATGGCTTGATGCTGATTTAGGTTTAGATGGAGTTACAAAAAAGCATTGGGATATTGTTGGCGAGGTTCTGAAAAAAGATGTTCGTAGTGACAAAGGCATAGAGGTGTTCGCATGAATATTACTGACTTACTAGTTAAATTAATCAACGTAGCAGATTACACATGGAACGATAAGGAGATGGTGTGTGTCTCTCTATGGGGTGATGATGATAGAGTTGAGAGTGAGCGTTCAATATTACAACAGAATGGCTTAAAACTAAGTGAAGTGAGCCAGCTTAAAACTCTTGGAATTATGAGTCACATGGTTCTTGATGATGGTTGCGTAATTCTTAACTTACATTACGATAAAGTTTTATCTAATACTAATTACTCTGAAGAGTTCTTATTAAATTTAGGTTGACTTTATATATCATTTCTGATATACTCACTTCGTGATTGATTGAATCACATAACAAATAAGGAGGCAATATGCCACAAGTAGATAATCCAAAAAAAGCTAAACTTGCACAGTTAGCATTTGGTCAAGGTAAGAAGTTTACCAAGAGTGTTTTAGTAGGTTCTCGTGAGGTTCGTAGAAAACTAGCTAGACAAGCTAAAAAAGCTGGAGGTAAATAATGGAGACTGCAAAAGAATTACTCGCTGGTGACGAATGGCAGTCACAGCATGAAGCTAATTTTGATAATGCTCGTGACGAATGTATGACTGAAGCTGACAACATTGTCATGGAAGTTGAGCATATGGTACACGACATAGACCAAACACTTGATGTACAAAATACTTTAATCTTAGCTCAAGCTATTAACAGAATTATTGAACTAAGATACTACACTTACATAGACCAATTTAATAGTGTAGCTTACGATTATGATTTTACTGCTGACATTAAGATGGTGTTACAGGAACGTTTATCTTTTGAGCTGGAGGTCAGATAATGAGCATATCAGATTTTTATTATGATGAGATTAACTCTGAAGAAAATTTACAGGAGTTAGATAATCAAGAACATCCAGCTTATGATGAGTACAAAGAAGAGCGTGCTGGATTTGATAAATTTACTAATAAGGAGAGTGAATCGTGAGTACCCAAAAAGAACAAGTCTTAGCTTTTGTTAGAACTAATGGAACTATAACACATAGACAAGCTGATGAAACTTATAGCATCACAAGATTAGCGGCGGTTATATTTGATTTAAAAGATGATGGTCATATGTTTGTTGAGCCAACTAAAATTGTAAAAGGTAAAAACAAATTTGGTACACCATGCACTTGGGCAGAGTATCAATATCTAGGTATGAAGAATAAGGAGAATAGATAATGGCGAATGTAAAGACAACTAAGGTACAAGGTGGAGCAGATTATGCCATGGTGGTTAATCGTGTTCACAAGTTTAAAGAAATGTATGAGAACGGGCAAATTTTAACTGAGATGGTTAAAGATGCAGATGGTGTTGTGATTTTTAAAGCACACGCTGTTGTTGATGGTGTAATTAGAGGTACTGGTCATGCTAGAGAAGTAGAGGGTGCTAACAATATAAATAAAACCTCCCATGTTGAATGTGCAGAGACATCCGCAATTGGGCGCTGTCTTGCTTTTGGTATCGGTCTAATGCCTAGCGGTGAAATTGCCAGCTATGAGGAGGTACAGAATGCACAGTTGCAACAATCACACATTGCTATACATGAGCTGACTATGAAATCAGCAGTTGCTTACATTTCTACAGCTTTATCAATGGCTATTGAGCAAGAAGATGAAGAAGGTATACTAGAAGTTCTTACTAATTTTAAAGGCAATGTACCATTGAAGACTGCTGTATGGAAAGAGCTACGGTCAGACGAATCTTCATACATGACAGAACGTGGTGTTAGATTAGCTCAGGAGGCTAAAGATAAGAAAGAAGCAAAGCATCAACGTAATGTAGAAGCGGCAACTAATTTTGCTAAAAAGAACTCAGAGGTGTAGCACCTACGCTGAAGTCGGGGTATCCTAGCCTCGTAAGTTAAAGACAAACGCTACCGATTGGTTACCGTTAAGTAACCACCTAATTTAATTTAAGGAGATGTAATGGTAAATAAAGTAATACTCGTTGGAAATCTTACTAAAGACGTAGAGTATAAACATGCTAAGACAACAATAGCTTTGCTTAATTTAGCAACTAATGAGTCTTGGACAGATAAACAGACTGGCGAGAAAAAGTCTAAGGCTGAGTTTCATCGAGTCGTAGTCTTTGATAAATTAGCAGATATTTGTCAGAAGCTTCAAATACGTAAAGGTTCTAAAATGTACATTGAAGGACAGCTTACTCACAGAAGTTATGAAGACAATACTGGTCAAAAAAAATATGTAACTGAGGTTAAACTTTCCGGATTTAACTCTGCGTTACAATTGTTAGACAGTAAAGGTGAGCCTAAGGGTGAACCTGAATTTGGCGGATATGACGAACCTACGCCCTCTCAACAACCAATAGCACCTGTAGCAAGTGATGGATTTGAAGATGACATTCCGTTCTAGCATACTTACAATACTTTACGTTTTGCCTTTAGCTGTGGCAATAATCTCGTCCGGCTGTAGTGCATTTACAAACAGATTAGCTGAGGAAGACCCTTTGCTCTTACCACCTAATGTTATTGATGACCCCGGTCAAATAATTTGTAGAAGCGAAACCCCTAAAATGTGTGCAGGGTTTTTAACTGATAAACCAATAGATTTAGATTAAGGAGAAACTATGTTAAATTGGAAACCTAGAAATAAATATAAGCCATATCTTTCAAGAAGTTTAAACATTGAATACTTGAATGAAAATTTTACAAAAGAGTCGTTAGAAAAAGCTTGTCGTAAGTTTGGTCATGAGAT